AAATTTAACATCGTTAGTTACACCACCTGAAACTCTACTAACTACATCAGCTCCACTATAATCTATATTGTAATCTGAAAAGTCTAAATCAAATAATTTCTTACCCGCAAAAGTATCCTTTAATGAAACCAATGAACCATAAAAAGTAAGTGTATAATTTTCAGGTCTACTATCTTTAACAGTTGCCTTTTCTAATTGTATCTTACCTTTTCTAAATGGTATAGTGTCTAATTCAATATAAGCATCTTTTCTTTTTCTCGCATCGTAACCATTATCTACAGAATTATTATACCAATGGCTGAATATTTTATTATTGTTTTCAGATGCAGGTACAGTGAAAGATTGACTAAAATCGGTTCTCACTTTTGAAATGTCAGAAATGTCTTGAACTGAAGATGTAATAGAAATCTTTTCATCATCAAACAATTCAACCCTTCTTGCTACATTGTCTATATAAATATATAATCCTACTGATACCATTAAATAACGTTATTAATTAAGTTAAATGCATAATCAAATTCTATTTCGTAATTGATATTTCTATCTATCAATGAAGTTTTTAATGTAGTACCTTGTGTTTTAACTTCTACAGGTAAACCATCTAATAAAACAGTTTCACTTAATAGTAAATCTTGGATTAAATCTGAATAGTTTTCAGGAACAAACCCTGAACTTAATTTGATAGACTTCTTTCCGTTTATGTTAAATGATTTAGTTTGCCCTTTAGATACGTTGTAATTAATTGCATCTTGCAATAAGTTAGAACTACTACCTTTAACATTTATGTTTTCTATTTTAGTCTTAAAAAACGTTAAGAATTGCCATCCTCCAAAACGATTAATATAAGAACAAATTACAGGCGAATATTTAGGTTCGCATATTGGCGTAACTCTATACACAAAAGTAGTTTCATTGTATGCTATTGTAAGTGTATTTCCTTTGTTATATTTAACGCTTGTAGTTGATAATGGAATCTTTAACATTCCTTTAGTTTCTGTATAATTAACTACTACTTCATTTCTACCTCTTAAATCTTTATAGGTTGCAGTTATAACATCACCACTTTCAGGATTGATTAATACGTTAACATACGGAATAGATTTATTAATATCGTATTTAACTTCTTTAGCATTATCTGATAATAGCATAAAAGTATTTGACGCATTGGTGTAATTGTACCCATCAGTAAAAGCAGTATATCCATTTGTGCCTAAATAAGTAACTGTGTCTATTAAAGTATAAGAACCTATTGAAGTTTCTTTGTATCTTTTCACTTGCACGTTTGCCCACATTGTAGTTGAATCTGTTTCACCTGCAGCATATATAGGTGCTACATTATCAATGTATTCTTTTACGAATGGACTAATATTGTAAACGTTTTCAGTTTGAGTAACCGAAGCAATTGATTTACTGAATGTATAAGTTGCAGGTGTTGGTGCTGCTCCTGTTCCATTCCAAATTCTTAACTCTATTTTAGAACCAACTTGACCTAATTCATTTACTGTTATGAAGTAAGGACTTCTTGAATATATTATCATTTTGTATTTGTTAAATTATAATCTACTATTGTATCTACATCTTGACTAAATGCTTTCATTAAATCAGTATCTATGTATTTCTTGTAACCTGCTTCAAATGGTTTAGTGAAAAATAAACTTGGTTTAATTCCTTTGTGAAAAATAGAGCGAGTAATAAGATACCCTGTTTGCTCGTAACTCATAAACTTCCCATTCTCTTTGTTGCGGAATTGAAAACCTTTCGCTTTTACCCATTGTAATATTGATTTAGTTAAACCACCTTTTTTACCTGTACCACTACCAAATCTAAAAGGACTATTTGGAGCTTTCATTGAACTCGATTTACCTCTTACCCCTTGGTCTTGGAATTGTCCATATTCAGCCATAGAAAAGCCTACAACTGAATAGTTATTTTCGGTAAGTATTTCACCTTTCAAACTATTATATAGTTCTTTAGAAACATTCTTACCACCTTTAGTAAGATTACTTCTTGATTGTTGAATCACATAATCCCTAAAGCGTTTTAATACATCGTTTACATTTTGTAATTCGTTAGCCATTTTAGCAGATAGTCATATCGTTAAAAGTCATTACATCAAAGCTGATTGTAACACCTGCAATCTTATTTTCAAATCTATCTACAAAGTATTCTATAGATGCTGAACCATTACTTAATTGAAATCCATCATCATACAAATCACCTCTGTTTAACATTTCAAGTAATCTTCTTGCAACCATTTCTTGTGTATGTAATACATCTTGCTCGTTGTCATTACCTCTAAATAAATCAGTAGTAGCTTCTTTTGATTCGTCTACTATATCCATACACAAAACAGAAACGTTGTAGTTAAAAGTCTTTCCGTTATAATTAGCTGAATTAATCATTATATGTGATAAAGGGAATATAGTCTGCTTGTTTAAATCAATCTTGAATATATCACCAATGGTAACTGTATTTACAAAAGCATCATCATCTAATTGATTCTTGATAGCTTGGCTTATTTCGTAAAATCCTTTCATTATTTATTCTTATTTATTAGTTTCATTTCTATTTCTGTTTTCTCTTTTTCAAATGTTAGCCAAGTTAAACTTTGTGTGATTGGTAACTTGGAAACTTCATCAAATCTTCTAACGTTTCCTTGAGCAAGAGCATAGATACTTGAATACCATCCCCAACGTTTTCCAAATTGTGCTTGGTCAGAATATTCTGCACTTCCTGATTCCCCTCCAAATAGTTTATCGTACTTTTCAATAAGTCGTTCCCTAAATTGTAAAAAAAAACCATAGCACCTAAAACTACATCTAATGGTGCGTGTCGCATTACATCAGCATACGTTACAGAACCTTTGTATTCTTCTATCTGATACTTGTTTCCTAACTTATTTGTAATCGGTCTATATAATACTGCCATCGCATTATGCATAGTGTCCCAATCAGTAATGTATGTATCTAAATCCATATATTCACCCGTAGACATTTCATCAAGGTTAGGTATGAATCCAAACTCTACACCACCCATTTTAAAGCGTTGTATAAACTTATTTTCTTTAGTGAATAGATTATTAATGTTAGCAGTAATTTCAGCCACATCTTTGTATCTAATTTGAGCCACATCTTTTAAATCTATACCACAAAATAATTGCACCATTTTCTGCTGCAAGAATTCTGATTCTTCATTGTCTTTTGCTATTGATAAAAACTTTTGATACTGTGCAAGTTTAATATCGTTTAGCGTAGTCGGTATTGTTAATTCTATTTTCATTCGTATTTGTTTTAGTTATAAATAAACATTTTCTATTATTGTATTAAACACAAAAAAGGCAGCCATTTCTGACCGCCTCTTTAACCAACTTATTTAAAACTTAATCTTCATCAGCTCGTTCACATTGTTTGTCGCAATATGTTTTTTCACAAGCTTCACCGCAATACCTGCATTCGTTTTCAGGGTATTCATTTTGATAGTCGTAGTATTCCATAGTTATATTTGTTCAATATCTTTTAATGTTTGTAATAATATGTCAATAGATTTTTCAAATTCATTTTTTTCTGTTGTGTGTATATCATCTAAATAATCATCTAATGATTTAGCTATTTCTTTAGACAAATCGCTAATTTGTTTTATTGTGTATTTCATAATTAAGAATTTATATGTATTAAACCATAAACATTTTTGCAAATAGTAGCTTTTGCCTTTTTGCTTCTTTCTGTACTTTGTTCTAACATTTCTGAAATTAGTTTTTGTTCTACTTCAATAGCTATCTTAACTGCTTCTAAAGGTTCAACACCATTAACAATTAAATTAATTGCTCTTTCTTCGATTGATTTGCTTAATAATGATTTCATAATTTGTGTTTTTATTTGTTTTAACTTGTACAAATATACAAAGGTTATTAACAATACAAAACTATTTTAAAACTTTAACATTTCTTTAACTTTTGTTTAAGTATTCTTGTGCAATTTGATACATTTTCTGCATCTTTTTAATTTCACCTATATTACGTGGCAGGTTAATTACTACCTCAACACCTTTTACGTGGTGGATGTAACATTGTATAACTGCTATGATATTTCCGTATGTCATTGTCTATTTGCTTTGCAAATTAATAAACGTAATAAGTACCCTTGTTTGGGTTTTCTAATTGTGAAGTAATTGCATAACGCATAGCATCAATAGCGTGGTTGTATGCGTCTATAGGTTTGTTTAATTTATTACCTTGTTTGTCTGTCATCCAAATGTAGTTTCTTAATTCATTAATTAAGTTCTTGCTTCTTGATGTAACATAAACTTTATTTTGGTTAATTAAATTAAGGCCATATACGATGCTATCTCTACCCTTGCTAACTGGTAACACATTGTGACCATAACTATTTAACTCAGCTATTGATTTAGGCTCTGCACTATCAGCATAAACTATATCTTCAACGTTGTTTGTTTTAAGTAAGTCGCTAATGTCAGAATTTAGCAATCCTTTTTGGTATATCAGTTCGTCAAAGATATAAGCATCATTGTATTTGTACATTGCTATTAAAGAAGTTGGATCATTGCTATAACCCCAGTCCATTCCGTAACAAAGTAAACGGGCTTCAGTAGGTAAGTTTATTTCTTGCCAATCAGGAATACATACACCTTCTAAAGAACCTGTTAACCCCAATCCATATACCTGCCACCAGTTAGCCCAATAAGCTGAAGTTAATGCCTTAACCTTTGCTGATTCTATTTCCTTTACAATAGTGTCAGCTAATGCTTCGTTATCTAAATAGGTTAATGTAATAAAGTCTACATCATCTTGCGTTATTATTTCCCTATCAACCCAAAATAAGCTTGAAGGGTTATAATCTAACCATATTTCCCCACTGGTTCTAATTGCTAATTGGTAGTAAGAATCAAAGTCTACATTGTTACACTCGTTAACATATAAAATATTCCTTCTAGCCCCACGTAATTTATCAGGCTGGTCAACTGAAAAGAATTCAATATAACTGCCGTTTCCAAATGTATATTTTAAAGTAGACTTGTTAAATTGGTTATCGTTGTACCTGCCTAATGCCATCATTATTTTTAAGAAGTCTTTTAATGCACCCCTACGCAAATGTGGTATAGATTCAGACACAACACTTATTTCAAGGTTAGGTGTTTTTATTGCCCTGTCTATTAGTATTGGTAAAATAGAAAAGGTCTTAGAGGCAGATGTTCCACCCCTAACGACCTTAATACGCTTTTGTAGACGTAATAGCTTTTTTAAAGCAGTAGTTACTATAAATTCCATTATCGTTTCTTACAAGTCCCCTAAATCATCTAAGTTGAATATAGGTTGTTCTGTTGTTAGGGTTACATCTTTTGTTTCCCTTGGTTTACCTGCATAGTAGTTATAAAATAACTGTGTAAATTTAAAGTCACCACGTTCCAAACCTTTTTCTAAAGCTGAAAATGCTAATGGTTCTAATGGCGAAAGCTTTTCAATTAATGCTATTTCTTCTGCTTTTGGTTTACGGCCTGCACCTTCACGCTTGCCACCTGCTTTACTTTTATTTTCCATTTGAAATAATTTGTTTATTCAAAGCAATAATAACTATTTGTTATATTTGTTAGCTACTTTGTTTTTGCTTATCATAGCCTTTGCATTTATTACAGTATAAAGCATCTGTTAATTGTTTTGCTATTACTACCCTGCAGTTACGACACAAAGTTAACCCGTCAGTATTATTGTATCTGTGTATTGGCTTCATAGTTATTTTTTAAATTTTGCTTTATAATATTGCTCTGCTAAATAAAGTAAATCTGTATTTTCATCACACAATGAATGTTTTGAATTCCAAAATGCCATTATAATTTCTTGTCTTTCTAATTCTTTAGCTTGTTTAAATAATTTAATATCTTCTTTGTCTAATATTGTAGTTGAAGATATTTCATTTAATAACCATTCTACAGGTGTTTGTTTCATAATTAGTTATTTATAAATTCATATTCATCTTTATATTTTTGTAGGCCGTTTGGTTTATTATTTAAAGCTAATGATAATGAAGAACGATTTATTCCTGTTTCCCTACATAGTTGTATCATACCGCTAAATACTTTACCATCTGATTTACGCCTAATAGGCTTCATTCTGTGTTGTTGTTCTTTTTGCATCTTAACACTTTTATCTGATAGTCCTATGTAATCATATTGGTTTTTTCTATTGTGGTATTTGTTGCCTTGTTTAATTTGATTTAGATTATAATAGTCTATTGCTTCCCATTTAGGTTTAGGTAAATCCCATAGGTAAGATGTGTTATCGTTTCTTAATATTTCTATTATTTCTGTTATCTTCATAACTTTTCTATTTCTTGTTTAACTTCTTGCAAAAATTCAATATGAAAATCATTATATTCAATAGCCAAATCTACTGCTATTAATGCACATTGTTTTGCATTATGATTATTTATAAATGAATCTTTATTTTCTAAATTTCTATATTTAAAAAATAATTGTTCTGCTTTTTCTTTTGGTGTCATAATCTTATATTTTTATTCATTGAATAGAATGCTTCTAATCGTAAAGTGATTAACTCGTGTTGTTCTGTTCCTTTAGTAGCTTCTAATAGGTTGTTTAGGTTTTCTATTATTTTGTATTCGTATCTTGGTGCATTCAATTGCTTTTCTAAATCGTGAAGCTTCTGTTTAAAGATATCTTCTTGCGATAGTTCTTGTTCTACTTCACCACCCAATAGTTTTAATATTAAATTCTTGCAGTCTAATATCTTTGGGTTGTAGGTTTCATATACTTGAAAGTTCTTTAATGCGTGTACAACTGTAGCGTGATTCATATCGAAGTCTGCAGCTATTGATTGTAAACTTCTTTTAGTATATATCTTTCTTACTAAATAGAAGTATAATGCTCTACCTTCAATTATTTCTCGTTTCCTGCAATTTTCAGTTATATCTACTTTTAATTCTCTTAAGATTAATTCTTTTATTTGGTTTTCCATTATTAAAATAATTTAGTTTGATTGGTATGGTTTACTATTCTTTGTATTGCTTTGTCGTAATACTCTTTATCTAATTCACAAGCTGTTAATTCAAATCCGTAATCGTGACAAGCTATTGCTATTGAACCTGAACCTAAATGTGTATCAAGTATTTTATCATTTTCTTTTGCATATTTATCTAATAGCCATTTATATAAACATATAGGTTTTTGTGTTGGGTGTATTGTTCCACCTTCTCTTGCCAAGACCAAAGGGTTTTTTGTGTATTCTCTCAATGCTCTTTCAAAAGAAGTAAAAGCTAATTCTGCATCGCTTGAACTAAAATTACCTCTATCTTTTCTCCAAACAATCCATCCCATAGAAGGGGGTAAATATTCAGTCATATAATTTGATTTTTAGATACTCTAAATAATTCATCAAAATATTGTTTTTGCGGAGTGCATTTATCCCATCCTTTAAATACGTGTGCCTTTCTACCTCCGTGACTTCCTGTAGATGCTTGAGCTCCGTCATATCCAATTCCATAAGGTGGGTCTACAATAGCTAAATCAAAATAGTTATCAGAATAACGTGACATCAAAAGCATATTGTCCTCGTTCGTTATTGTTGATTCTAATTCTTTCATAATTTTCTATTTCTTTTTCTTCTTTAAATCTTTCATCAAATCTTTTTAAAGCAATATCAGCCCAAACATAAGCACCATCATTTTTTGTGGCATTTGCTGCTGAAACATAAGCGATATACACATCGCACCATAACTTCATTCTTGTTGATTCTAATTCTTTCATAATTTTTTATTTATAATATTCCTCTTAATACATATTGGTTTAAATCTACTGCTTCATTCTGAAAGAAGTATTTGTAGTTGGCTATACCTTGTTCAAGTTTGTCTTTACCTTTTTGGTAGAAGTCATCACTACATTCAAAGATTCCAATGTCTAAACTACCTTTGTCAATACATACAAATATGAATTCATCTACTCCAAACATTTCTTTATACATATATGCTTGTAAGTCATAACTATATTTATCTGCTGAATATCTAAATTCATTTAATCCTGTAGTAGTTTTTAAATCTATTATTTGATTGCCTCTTAAAATATCCGCTTTTGCTCTAAATGGTATTCCATCTATCATTGCTACTTCAGGTATTTCAAATTCAGCACCCATAAAATAACTTGTGGCTTCATTGTTCTTTAGTATTGCATCAGCTAATCTTTCAGCATCTCTTAATTCATTTGTAGTATAAACGTTTTGTTTTTCTTTTGCTGCTAATTTGTATTCTGATGCTGCTTTAGTTTTACAATCTACAAAAGTAAATGTATCTATCTTATTAGGTTCAAGTATAAGTGTGTGAAACAGTTTACCATCTCTTAATGGTTGCGTTTCTGCTTGACCATACTTTGTTACATACTTATATGTTTTAGGGCTTTTAAGCACCATCTTTAGACTTGAAGATGATAATGCTTGTTTACCTAAATACCCATAGTAGAAGTCATCATCGTACATATTATCTAATAGTTCCTGTTTGTCCCAAATCTTGTTGTCGAATGTTTTAATTTTTTCTTGCATCTTGTATAATTAAGTCGTAAATGTAATAGTGTGTTTATATATCTCTTTCAGTTGAATCTATCATTGCCATAAATTGGTCATCATTTAAT